TCGGAGTGGTTGAGGCGGTTCTGCGTCTGAACTGCCTACATTATATCAGACCGAGTTAGGTGTTGTCAAGCGTTCAGGCGCAGACAACTGCATTTATTGTAGCACGAGCTTTTTGGCCGTGTCAATATATAATTTCATAAAATCCAGTCGGCTTCTAATTAGAATAAACTATTGTTTATTTACTTTCTTCTAATTAGAATAAGTGGTATAATTAAGGTATGGAAGAATCCACACTAAAGATTATTTTGGCCCTTATAGCCATCGTCCCGACTATGACTACGATTATAGTGTCCCTTTTCCAAAATAGTCAGCGTCGCAAGGACAAGGAAGAACAACGCAAACGCGAAGAACGCAACGCAGCTAAACTTTCCATCCAGAATATGATTGTACAGGATATTATCCGCGCGGAGATTCTGCACAAAATACCGGAGAATCGTGACAACATAGAAGATGAGTATACCGTGTACCACGCGAACGGCGGCAACGGTACAATCACTAGGCAGGTCCTCGAATATAATACTTGGATTGAGCAGCTTTCCCCTAAAAAGAAATAATGTTGTAAAAAATACCATAAGTTCACCACTGTTGTGGGCTTTTTTTGCAGACTTTTTTTGTAAAATCTATTGACATAGAGTTATGGTTATAGTAAGATAAGAGTGTAGCAAATCGCAAGAAAGGAGACGCTATGAAAGTTAAAGTAAAATACGCGATGACACCGACCGAAAAAAAGGTCTGGGACATCACACCAAAGTTTGGGAATCCGGAGTTCGAGCCGAGACCGGAACGAATCGAGGTCAAGGGGTTAAAACCCGCTCCAAGAGAGAAATGCTTTTATGAAAAATACAACTTCGACATCAACACGGACGAAGCTTGCAAAAAACTGACTGGACTCACGCCGAACCAATATCAAAATAAATACCACCGCGCGTGGAACGAATAGAAAGGACAACTATGGAAAATAACATCAGAATCAAACTATCGAACCTTATGGGGGCCTTGCAAATTAAAGATAACAAAGTCTTCTCCGCCATCAAAGATGGTAAGGACGTGAACTTGCGCCTTCTAGGAGAGAAAAGTATTGCTCTAGGGCCAAATGACATTGTAGTCCGGAATGAATCGTTTGATTGTATGCACCTTATCAAAGGAGAAGAACACGACACCTTGCTGCTTGAGAGCGACATCGTAAAATACGGGATTCGCAACGCCGAGCAGTGGGAACAGTGGCTAGACACCATCATCGGGCAATTCTTCGATATGTGGGACAATGTAGACATCGAAGTCGAGGAGTAAAAAATGCCGCTTGGGGGAGCGGCATAAACTGTGTTAGAATAAAAATAGAAAGGAAATAATATGATAATTTACTGCGACATAGACAACACCATCGCCAACTTGCAACACCGTCTGCACCTGCTGAAAGACTACGACAAGTTCTACGCCGCGGAGAATATAGAAAAAGATGGAGATATGGAGTTCGGGAGATACCTGCTCGAATCCCTATCGCGCGGACGCTGGGACAACGTTTACTTCGTGACGGGACGGCCAGAAAGAACACGACCAGCAACGCGACGCTGGCTTATCCGTCACGGATACCCAGACAGGCACCTACTTATGCGGCAGGACAACGACTGGAGACCGGCCGCGCAAGTCAAGGTAGAACTTATCAAAATGGCTGATGTCGGAGAAAAAGCGATATTCGTCGACGACGACCCGCGCAACGTTCGGGCCATAGAAGAAGCGTTCGACAATATACACGGCATAATCTCCGGCACCGGAAGATTAACAGAACTAACAAAGGAGGTATAATGGACCATCTATCACTAGAAGAATCCGTCAGAAGGACGCTGGAGGAGGACTCGTGAGATTTTCAATTACTTGCACCAGAAACGATATATCTGTCTACGAACTAGAGGAACACGGGTTCAAAATTAGCCGCGTAGACGAGAAAATCTCGGTTATAGTTATTAAGAACATAGCAGAGATATTGAGACTGGCAGAAATAACTGACTACGATATAATCATTAGCCCGTCCAGCGAGATAGGCGGAGCCGTAGGGAACCTAGAGATATACGACGGATACCGCGAATAGAATAACCCCCGTTTGGGGGCTATTCTTTATTTGCGTTTCTTTTTACCGCCGCAAGGCATAGTAGCTCCTTTCTTTACAAAATAATTATAGCACAAAATTGAAAAAACCTATTGACATAGACTTATGGTTTGATATAATTAAGATGTAATAACCATAACGCAAGAAAGGAGATTTATGGCAACATCGAAAGACCTTCCTGCCATCGTAGAATCTATGCAAGACGTAGAATCTTACGCAGCGCAGGGAGCGTTCAAGGAGATATTGAATCAAGAACCGGCGAAAGCGTGGGTCAACAACCATCCTTACGCCAAAGGGGTCAAATATCTTCCTATCGACAAGGTAGAAACAATGCTCGATATGTTGTTCCAGCAGTGGCGTGTAGAAGTATTGAATATCAGCCAGCTCGCACAATCTATCTGTTGCACTGTCCGCCTACACTACAAAGACCCCATCACAAAAGAGTGGAGCTTCCACGACGGAATTGGAGCGGTCCCGCTCAAAACCGACAAAGGTTGCTCCGCCGCAGACTTATCCAAAATTAAGTCTGACGCAGTGGCAACTGGCGCACCGGCCGCAAAATCGTTTGCAATCAAGGACGCAGCCGAGCATTTAGGAAAACTATTCGGACGCGACCTTAACCGCAAGGATACAGTGGCCTATAACAACCTATTCGCACCGGAAGGATACGATTGGGAAAAGGCGAAAGAGACCAGACTTAAAAAATTAGGAGAATTATCGTATGAAGATACTACAGTTTCAGAAGGATAGCGACGAGTGGCTGGAGGCCCGCAACACGGTCATCAGTGGCACGAAGGTAAAAGAGGTCAAACCTCCTACCAGAAAAGTCAAAACCGGCCTACAAACTATCGGATTCTGGGGACTCATAGCGGAATACTTGAGCTATGGAGTCGAGGAAGAATCCCCGATGGTACGCGGCACTCATCTCGAAGATGAAAACGCCCAGCTCGCTATCGAAAAATTGCACCTTGAAAATGGCAAGTATAACGTGGGAGCTTTGTGGCAGACGGACGACGGGCTACTCGGATATTCTCCGGACGCGTTCGAGGATACCGAAAAGCCAAAATGGGCTATCGAGTGTAAAAGTCTCAAAACCGCAGAGCATATCTACCTTATTGCGCGCGATATGGCCGCAAAAGGCAAACTCCCAAGCGCAGCTGCAAGTCAATTTTCGATAGAAAAAGAGTATCGTGGCATAGACTATGTGGCCGAAGAACATCAACTCCAGATAAAACAAGCGTTCGTGGTAAATCCGGAGCTTGAGACGGTATATTATAGTCTCTACGACCCGCGTGTGTTTGTCGAAGGATTGAGACACTACATTATCACTGTAAGACGCTCGGAGATGAAAGAAGACATCGCGGAGCAAAAAGAGATGGTCGAGAGACAGGCAAAACTGGCTCGCACCATCGCAAAATGTCTAGTAAACCTAAAAGGAGAATAATATGGTCCAACAAAAAGTAAGAGTAATAGATATAATCATCGACTATGGCCGTCCAACGGCCGCCAAGATGGTAAAAAAGGCAGTCAAGGATACAATCCAGCAAACTCGTATGGATATGTACCAGAGGAGATATAAGGTCCTACACCGCGACTTGATTTCGGGACGGCTAGAAAACTCGCACCTTAACAGCAGATTATACAAAAGGAATAATAACGGCAAGTACGCAGACACGTTCTGTGGCCGTGAGATTCTGGCTATGCGCCGGACAATGCCAGCGTTTGATTTCTACTTTACTGTAAAGGAGGTAAAATAATGTTTAAGTCAAAGAAAACTCAAGAAGCCCATCGCCGCGGGACAAGTAAAGGCGGAAAAGCAAAAGTCTGCAAGGGATTCGCGTATATGAAACTCCACGACCCCGAAAGATTGCGCAAAATATCAGCAGAGGGAGGGCATAAAGGAAAGAGAGTGGCTAAAGATGAAACTACAGAATAAGAAAACAGGTCAAGAAGGTAATTTCATAATAAATAAAGACCATTTCGAGTGTGTCGACTTAGAGTATGTTCCAGAATATAGAAATCTCGCCGAACTCAACGAGGAGTGGGAAGATGCGCCCGAGGAAGAATGGCGAGATGTGTTAGGGTTTGAAGAACTATATCAAGTGTCGAATCTCGGTAAAGTAAGAACAATCAAAAACGGTGAGGCAGAAATGTCGCAACAAGAGAATAGAAATGGGTATATGACCGTCCATCTTCGTAACAAAGGGGTTGAACGCAGAGCGATGGTCCATCGTTTAGTAGCAGAAGCATTTATATCAAATCCAGACGAACTAAGAGATGTAAACCATAAGAACGGTGATAAGTCAGACAATAGAGTAGAAAATCTTGAATGGGTAAGCCATTCAGATAATATGACGCATTCTTTTAGAGAACTTGGCGAAAATGTGAGGCACATTGTTCAATTAAGTTTAGATGGTGTTCTCATTGATAGATGGAATAGCATCACTGAAGCTGCTGAAGCAACAGGTATCTGCCGAACTGATATAGGAGCTTGCTGTAGAGGTGAAAGAACTATGGCTGGTGCTTTTGAATGGAAGTACGAAGAAGATTACGAAGAACCGAAAGGTTCGGCCTTAGATTTAATGATACTTACACTCACCAATTTTATAGAGAACGAACCAGACGAAGACAAAGTTGATTTGGAAGATTGTAAGAAAATGTTGAAAAGGCTCAGAGCTTGGAAACGGCTGAAAGACGCTGGGTGTGAGTTTAACGGATATATGCAAGAGGGTGATACCGTCTCGATAGAACTATTGAAAGGTGATGACTTCTCATTCGATGACCTAGACTTGCTTTTCGGAGGCGAAGAATGAGTAGAGCGATAAAGTTTAGAGCGTGGGATAAGAAACAGAAGAAAATGCTTTATGGTGTAAGTATTGGGACTATAAAGGTTTGGGACGAGAATGCACCCATTATTAGTCACGAATTTAGTTATAGCGAAAATTGTGTCTTTGAGCAATATACAGGCCTTAAAGACAAGAACGGTAAAGAAATTTACGAGGGAGACATATTGCAAATAGACGACCATGTTCTCGGCGACTTTGAAGTTGTCTGGCAAGGTCTTGGCTGGAAAGTTAAAAGGTCAGTTGGCTACGAAACGCTAGCCGTTCATAAAGCAGAAGATATTGTGGTTGTCGGCAATATCCACGAAAATCCAGAGCTGATAGGAGGTGAAGAATGATTATAATTAAATCCCCGCGCTATCGTGACCGCACTGTATTGCTGGCGAAGTACCGGCTCCCGTGCGGCCAAGGCGTGACAGTAAAAATCCTCTACGGAGCGTACAAGGGAGTTTACAAGGTATCCAACGAAGCCATCATAAACTCCCCTGTAGAGGGGATGGAAACCAATCAAGGACAAATAATGGCGATGAGAGCAGTACCGCTCGACGCGCTGGAAAGGATTAAGTAATGGACGACCCACGAGGAATCAAATACAAAATGACAATGGATTTGTTGCGCGACGAAATCCTTGATTTGACGTGTGAACAAATCGCGGACAAATTGTCAGACCAATTCATTGAAAAATATGGCGCAATCGTAATGGAAAAAGCATATATTTCAGACGACGAGTTGCGGAAACGTGTTGTTGGAAAATTGTCGGAACGAATAATTGACGAGTATTGCGACAAACGAAAGGAACAAAAATGTATTACACAATAAAATTATGCGAAGCCGACAAACGCGCATTACGAAAAATCCTGCGCAACTATTCATACCAACTCGGGTATCGTTTACAACACGGCGCAAGCGTAACTAGGCAAGATTTGGATTGTATCGGCGACGATTTGAAAACCATATCTACAATAGAACTTGCTATTGAAAACGCGGAAGAAATACCGCGCGGAAAGGAGTAATAATGCTTAAAACCCATCCAAAACGCCCTCTAACGCGTCCTAGACCAAAAACCGGTAAATCTACCGTCTCGCGCCCTAAAACCGCGCAGAAGCGCAAAATAAAGCCAAAAACGAGCAAAAAGACCGTGCCGCTGGAGGAAGTCGAAGCCAAAATCTTCCACCAGTGGCTCGAACAAAACAAAATCCCGCACACTCACATCGCCAATGAATCGAACTCCGGCAAACGTGACGCGGCCATCCGCGCTCGTAAAATGAAAGAAATGGGCGTAGCTCGTGGAGTCTGGGATTATGAGGTTTATGTTCCAGTCTATGATTGCGACAAGGAATTTGTAGAGTATCAGCTCCTTAAAATCGAGATGAAAAGGCAACGTGGTGGCGGCTCGACTGTTTCTATGGAACAAAAAGGGTGGGGGATTGTCTACAATCTGGCCGGAATCCCGCATAAAATCTGCTATGGAGCGCAGGAAGCCATCGACTTCGTAAAAGAATACTACAAGGAGACGGAAGAATCGCCGTTCTGACTTGACAAAAAACTTATGCTATGATACACTAGAGTAGTCAAGCGGGTTTGCCTTATGGCGCGGTTATCCTTACCGTTTATGTTTACCGCCTGATATGACCTTGAGAGCGTAGTTAGTAGATTTCCTACGCTCTTTCTCTTATCGTTGAGATATTATATGCCAAACAATCCCTAAAGCAAGGGATTTTTTGGTTTTTGTGGTATAATGGAGACAGACGAAAAGTAGCTCTTTCCATAATATCAAAACAATTCTTCAATGGTTTTGAGTTAATATAAATTACCATACATCAAGCCTCTGTTAATCCCACGCGGAGGCTTTTTGTGGTATAATAGAATCATAAATCTTTTTGCAAAAAGGAACATTATGCCACAAGTATTACCAATGACTCGCGTAGAGGCTTATCTCGCTTACAAAGCCGGAGTGATAAGTGAAGCAGACCTCAAACCATCGCTTAAAACTAACTTTTACTCCGGTCTTGAGAACTGGCTCGCCTACTGGTGCGGCCTGACAGCGGATTACCCGAAGGATGAGAACAATGACCCGAAGTGGTATACCGAGGAAGAATACTATATTGCCTATCTTTGCGGAATTGCGCCGGATTATCCGGTGAACTGCTATCGCCGCGTCGGAGCATATCTTCGCTATATCATTTCCGCGCGCTGGGACAAGCCGGAGAAGCCGCTCACTCGCGAAGAATACTACTTGTCGCTTATGTCTACTACCTACTTGCCGCCTAATGACCCGGCCTCAATTATCACGCTAGACAACACGGTCGAAGCTCCGTTCGGAGACCTTAAAATCTATGGTGACGCTACGCAAGCCACCACTACGGGCAAAAACCTGTTCGTGGCTGAGGCTTCCGCTTCATTGAATGGCGTAGACTTAACGCTCAACGCCGATGGCACTTACACGCTCGAGGGAATAGCGTCCGGCAACGCCAACTTTGCGCTATTTATACCAATCGCCGATGTCAAAGTCACCGCTGGCTCCGCATATGCCTTCTCAAGCACCAATGCGCTGCCTGCTGGTGTCGAGGTAAGATATGAGGCTTATACGACAAACTCCTCGACAGGCTGGCTCCGGCATATTGTGCCTTTCTTGTCGAGCACCCGTCAAAGCTCCACGACTTCCTCGGCAAACCTTACTGACGCTTTGTATGTGCGCCAGAACATTTTTGTCGCTTCTAACACCGCTTTGACAACGCCAGTCACCTTCGGAATCCAACTCGAGGCGGGAGATTCCCCGACCTCGTTTGAACCTTACACCGCAGGAGCTTCACCGAATCCAGAATACCCGCAAGACATCAACGTCGTCACGGGAGAGCAGACGGTAAAAGTGACGGGGAAGAACTTACTATCCTTGACAGACGGCACATACACTAACCGGGGCGTCCAAGTGGTAGTGTCCAACGGAAGATTGACTATAAATAGAGTGAGCAGTGATATTAGCACCGCATTTGCCAGGGTCAGGTTAATCGAGCCGATTACTTTTCGTGCTGGGGATACAATTACATTAAGCGCGAATAATACAGACACAATAGGCACAGGTAACCCCTATATGAGTATCAGATTAAACAACGGGACAGGCGATATACCCGCAACAGACGTCGTGCTTAACGTAGCCGATTCACACACAACTTACACTTTTGGAACCGAAACGACAATCGAACAACTGACGATTAGGTGTGCCTATCAACTGTCTCCACAAGACTTTATTGTATTGCCGCAACTTGAGCTTGGCTCCACCGCAAGTGACTATGTGCCATATCAAAGCCAGAGCTACGAGATAAATCTAGGGAAAAACCTTTTTGATAAAGATAATGTGACGGAACTGATTGGTCAAGTCACAGCGAATTTGACTTTCGATACGACAGCAACAAATGCCAGAACTATTGTAATACCCTGCAGACCAAATACTCCATATGCGGTGTCAAAAATAACAAAAGGGTCACGAACTCGCGTCGCCACAGCTACAGGCAGAGTGGACCAAGGCTCTGGTTCATTCACGAATTACTCTCAAGATAATGTTGGGGCGGTAGACAACAGGACTGCCGTTTATCTCACGAGCGGAGCGAATGATAAATATCTATATTTTACCTACGGCCAGACGAGCGATTCAGATTTTGCAAACATCTTGCCATCTATTCAAATCGAAGTCGGCAGTTTAGCAACACATTTGGCCGCCTACTTTACTCCTATCGAACTATGCAAAATCGGCGACTATCAAGATTATATCTGGACGGACGGCGAAAAGTGGTATAAGCATAAAGAAATTGAAAAAGCCGTTTACGACGGGAGCGCCGACGAAGCGTGGTTAAGATATGACGGTGCGACCGCAAATTATTGGGGTTTCTATATTGCGGTAAGCGATGCCATTTCTAATTCGCCTTGCTTGTGCAACTCTTTTACGCGGCACGACAAGACTCCGTGGATGTCGGGGGTTGGCACCTTTCGAATATCGAACGCGCTAAATGCAATTTTTGAAGTCGTTGCTAAGGATGGCGATTTGCCTACGCTAGCAGAATGGCGCGAAAGCTTAAATGATAATAATCTCATTGTTTATTATCCTCTCGCCACTCCGACCGACGAGGAAATCACCAACGCAACGCTTATCTCGCAGCTCAACGTGCTGCTCGAAGGCGGCTCCTACGACTACCAGACCAACATTGTCGTCTCGGCCGCAGACCCGAATCTCCCCGGACTTCTGCAAGTCACGGCCGCAAAATGGCAATAACCTATTGACAAAAGAGTTATGGTTTGATATACTCTATAATGTAAACAAAAGCAAGAAAGGAGTTTACATTATGAAAGATTATATATATCCTCTCGCCTTCGGCCTAGCAATCGGTATTGTATTTGCTCTAGGACTTTGATACAATATAGACACACGATTCAATAACAGACCAATAACCCTTCCATTTCGGAGGGGTTGTTGGTATAATAGAATTGCGCCCCGTCATACTCGGTGCTAACTCGGTGCGTTCCGAGCGGCGTTCCCTACGTCGAGAAAATCAGCTAATTACTTATAGGGAGTCACTAGTGCAAGCGGTCGCTGCGGCAAACGGGCCGCTTTTTGTGGTATAATAAAAAGGGCGTTCTTTACGAGGAGGTGATTTTATGAAGATGGCTCTTTTTGTCAACGACTTTCCTATGACACTGCTAGAAAATATGGAGAGAGACCTTGCCAAATACGCGAAATGCCTAATCCAAAATCACGGCACGACCGTGATGATACAATGCGAAACCGACCTTGTGAAGTGTATGGAGGTCATAGCTATCGTGGACAAGTATAACTTCCGTATGGACAGCACCGACACCGAACTGTTCTCTGCCATCGAATCCCCCTAATCTATCCGCCGGAATCTCCGGCGGTTTTCTTTTGTGGTATAATATAAGCAAGAACATTATCTAATCACAGAAAGGCTACAGCCGTGAAAAAATCTGAAGATACCGAATACAAAGTCGGCTATAAACATCCGCCAAAAAACCGGCAGTTTGGGCAGCCGGAGGGGAATATACCGCAGCGTAGTTGGAAGAAGGAATCGACGCCGAGGTATAAGCTAGAAAAGATGATGACGCTTAAAGACGATGAACTACAAGCCGTCCAAAACGACCCAGAAGCGCCTTCTTTTGAAAAAGCTATAGCAAGTATCATTTTGCAAGCCAAAAGCGATACAGACGCTTCTGGAACGCCTAGAGCGGCTGCTTTACGCTTCCAAGCAATCGAAAAAATGATAAACCAAGTCTACGGCTCTCCGGCCCAAACACAAGTCACGGTCGACGCTGGCTCTATGGAGGAGAAGGAGAAGTCCGGATTTATTAAGGGAGTGTTTATCCCAAAAGGTGGGGACAATGAATAAAAATCGCGTGTGGAACTTTGGCTTAGGCCCAGTTCTATGTCTAAAACACTATTGTTGTATAACTGTATACGGCGGTTGCAAAGAGTGTAATAAGGAGTTTTTAAGAGAAATAAATGACCGAGCAGGAGCAAATAAACGCAGCTAAAGCTGCCGGATTCTGGACACCGTTGCCGGGTCCCCAAACTCTCGCGTGCCAGCTTACGATGATGACGAAAAAATACCGCGAGATTCTTTTTGGCGGAGCGCGTGGCCCGGGTAAGACAGAGTGGTCTATTATTGTAATGGCCGAAAGAATCGACAATCCGCGCTATCAAGGCCTAGTGTTGCGTAAAAACGCGGATGACCTCACGGACTATTGCGTCCGTTGCGAGGAGATGTACCAGTACGCCAGCGTCGTCGTCCGGCGCAATCCGATGGTCTTGCGCTTTGGAGTAAACGCGTTGCGCGCAAAAGGCGCGATGATACGCGGCGGCCATCTACACGATAAAACCTCATATATAAAATATCAGGGCCAGCAGTTTTCTCGCATAGCAATCGAGGAGCTAACGCAGATACCAAGCGAATTATTGTATAAACAGATTATGTCGAGCTGCCGCTCGGTCTACAAGGAACTCAATCCCCAGATGATTCTCACGGCGAACCCCGGCGGAGTCGGTATGGGATGGGTAAAACGTCGCTTCGTGGAACCAATAGACAAGAATCAAGACGAATACACGGAGGAAACGCTAGAAAACGGCGATGTAAAGCTCGAATCTGACCGCGTAATCTGGTACCAGAAACAATATCTCTGGACAGACGTAAAAGGCGTAAACAGAATCACGGTCTGGAACGAAATCTACGACAAAATCGAGGAGACGTGGCGATGTTTTATCCCTGCGACTATCGATACGAATCCAATTCTCACGGAAAATGACCCGAATTATGTAAAAATGCTCGAAGGTCTCAAAACAACCGACGAGGCACTCTATAACGCGTGGCGACACGGCGACTGGAGTGTCTTTGCCGGACAAGTCTTTACGGAGTTTGACCGCAGCAAGCACGTTATAAACAACTTTGCAGACATCGGAACGACAACAGAGCAGTTTGAGAACGCGCCGAAGATTATCAGTATGGACTGGGGTTATTCTGACGACACGGCCATCTATTTTACGGCTTATCTCGATGGAAGACCCGTGACGTATAAAGAAATGGTGGGGAATCAGAAACTAGCGTCGGAGTGGGGTAAAGAAATCCGCGAGTATATTGAAACAAGCGGCCAGAGAATCGACTATTTTATCTACCCAAGTGATATGGAGGACAAGAAGAACGGTAAATCCTCTCCAATCGACGATATACGCGAAGAACTGGAGAAACTACCACCAAGCGAGCAACCGTCTATACAGATGATAGGACGCGAAGCTGGCTCCCGTGCTATCCGGCAACACGCGACGCATAAATACTTAAAAGCTGACCCTTGCGCCAAGATATTCAAAAGCTGCGCGAATCTGACGCGAGTTTTGCCGGAGCTGGTATATGATGAGACTAGAAAAGAAGAAATCGACGTTGACACCGACCACGAGCTGACGAACCCTTATGACGGATGGTCCTACGGCCTACGCTGGCTAATGGAGCGTCGCGATAGCGAGATTATACATAAAAGTCACCGGAACGATGAGACGCCAAAAGGGATTATGGTGGGGGATACCTTCGCGGACGCTGGCGTCGACCCTGCTGCTATGGCAATCAAGGCGAGCCAAGAGAAAAATCGGGATTGGCGCACATTGTAGTTGACAAAAAGTTATGGCTGGTATATACTCAAAGTAGTTATGCTTTGTGCATAATGCACCTTCGGTAAAACATTACCTCCCAAACTTGTAAAACAAACACTGAAAACAGAAATAAATAACTCCAAAAAATCCTACACTCTCCCCGCGCTCCTCGCAGACGCGGGGATTTTGTGATATAATGGAGCTATGAATAAGAAACCAATCACCATTTTGCTTTACGAGGATAACTTGCCGCGCTTGCGCGAGATTCGTTGCGTGAATTGCGCGAGGCTTTTGTGCAAGGTAAACTCTGACGTGAAGTCTATTATCTTCGAGGATGGCTACGACCCCCACGAACATCGCGAGCTAGTGGCCGATATGAATATGATAGAACACAAATGTCGCGGCTGTGATTGCGTCTACAAAATCCTTTTCCAAAAGTGACCTCTTATACAATAAGGAGCAAGAGTGTGGTATAATATACTAAAGGAGCCTTTGCTAATATGTATAACGAAGAACAAGAAGATAGAGACACCGGCTTACAGAACGAGCTACCGGCGCTTTCTATAGATATTCCCGACAGGGACTTAATACAAAATCTCAAACGCTGGGAGCAAGACTCTCAACAGTTTTGGAACAATCATAAGGAGTTCGACCTGCACGACCGACGCAAGAGAAACGTCGATTATTATCTCGGCAAGCAAATTGACAAGTCCAAACTCTACGACTTTCAGGTGCCTTATGTTGACAACGAGCTTTTCGTAGCGACTCAAGTCGTATCCGCCTATATCACGTCGAGCAATCCTCACGCTGAAGTGCGACCAGAAAACGACACGACGCAATCGAAAGTGATGGCTGATGAGCTTGAGTTCGGGCTTGATGTCCACACGGAGACTCACGACCTCGCCGCCAAAATCAAACAGGTAGCACTAAACGCCTTCCTTAAATACGTCGGTATAATCAAACTCTACTGGGATGAGACCAAGCAAGATATTGTCCCAACCGTTGTCGACCCAGAAAAGATTGTTTTCGACCGCTACTGTAAACAAGGCGAGAATCCGTTGTTTATTTCCGAGACTTGCGAAGCCACCTTCCAGCAACTCCTGAATATGTTTCCGGATAAAAAAGAGAAGATTATGGCCCATCTCGGCCGCAGCCGGATGTCCGCAAAGCTCCAAAACTCCATCTACGTTTACAAAGAAGTCTGGTTTACTCAAATCGACGATGACGGCGAGACAGAGTGTGTCGCGTGGTATATGGATGACCTCGTGCTTGATAAAGCCAAAAACCCGAACTTCCTCTATGACCGCAAGGGAGTCCAGATTGTAAACACTCCGGATTGTGTCCGTAAACCTTATGTGCTGTTTAATTTCGTAAACGACGGCGAACACCTAGTCGACCGCACCAGCCAATTCGAGCAAGCTATCCCGCAGCAGGATATTCTAAACAAAATCGGCCGCCAAATCATCGAAAACGCAGACACGGCCAACTCCGTGCTTGTCGTCCGTTCTAACGCGATTACAAAAGAAACGGCAGAGAATATCACTCGCGACCCGAAACAAATCCTCCTGCTCAACGTAGAGCGCGGAGAGGCCCTTTCTAACTCCTACGGCACTATCGACCCGCACCTACTCCCGAACTACGTCCTAAACCTTTACCAGCAAGCGAAAAACGCTATCCACGAAGCCATCGGTACACCGGCGCAATTCCGTGGCTCTGATGATTCCAGAAACGTCGGTACGCTAGGCGAAGCGCAGATGATGAGAGCGCAAGCTTCCGGCCGCCAAGACGACCTCGTGATGGCGCTAGAGCGTGGCCTCGATTCTTACTACAAGCTCCTCGCGTCGATGATGAAAGTCTACTACAAAAAGCCGAAGTTCTTTGCCTGCCGCGACAATGACGGCAAGTTTGTGATGGTGGAACTCTCCCGCGAGCGTATCCCCGACACGGCGTGGGTTTCTGTCGAACACGGTAGCACCGTCAAGAAAGACAAGAATCGCCAAGAGAATATCTATATGACGCTTGCCCAGATGGGCCTTATCGACCCGTACAACCTCTATCGCGGCCTCAATATGCCGAATCCGGATAAATTGTACGAAACCCTCGTCAAGTTTAAGATGTCGCCTGACTCCCTCTCCGAAGAAGTCCGCCAAGAGCAGCAAAACCGTCTGGCTTATATCGACTTTGCCTGTATTATGAACGGCGAAGAAGTCGAACCGCACGACGACGTAGACTCCGAGCATATCCTAGCGCATAGAGCGCAGATTACGACGGACAAGTTCTTATACGCCAAGCCAGAACGCCAAAAAGCGATGGTCGCTCATATCCAAGGCGAAGTATTCAAGCTATCGCAACGCGTAAAGCTCGAAGAAGCCAGTATGCAGGGATTGCTAGTAGACCCGAGTATTCCGGTCACTCCGCAAGTACCGGAACCAATGCCACAACCGCAAATGCCACCGCAACTTCCACCGGAAGCTATGATGGGACAAGGCCAGCCACAAATGCCGCCTATGGGCGCACAGCAGGCTCCACAAGGCGCGCCAGCTCCAATGATGGATATGTCACAAGGTCCGGAGCCAATGGGCCAAAATATGCAAAATATGGCTAGTATTATAAATCAAAATGGTGTATAATAGACGAGTGGAGCGATGAGAGCTTGCTCGATTCAATCCACGCCGGTCGAGGAGAACCACCGACCACCAGCCAGCGCCTCCCAGTCTCAAGGGAGGTGTTGGCTTTTTTGGTTTTGTGATATAATAGAAGCATTAACAACTTAAAAGAAAGGCTACAGCCAATGGAAGACTTAACGGAGCTTGCTCTGTCTGCACTAGACGCTGACACTAGCGATAGCGGCGGAGAGGCGAGCGACAACTCGGAGACTAACAGCGAACCAGCTGATACCGGCCAAGAACCGGAAAATACTCCCTCTGATGAGAAGGAGGAGACCAGCTCCGAGCCAGAAGAAGATAACAAAGGAGATAATGGCTCAAGAGATGATAGCGAAGCTACTACTGATAGTGATAATAGCGATGATACCGATGGTAGCAGTGATGGTAAAGAATCCTCCGAAAAGCTAGAAGAAAAGAAAGAGGAGAAGAAGGAACCCTCCGACGAGGAGTTTGAGGAGATGGCGAAAAAGCGCGGATATGCCAAAGCTCCCTCTGAAGAAGAAAAGAAACAGGCCGAAACCGCGCAACAGACAGAGGAACGCCTTACTAAACGTCCCAAAGAGGTACCAGAAGAAGTCTGGGAGAATACCCCGAAGAATAACAGGATGGTATACAACTCTCTCCCGATTGTCACGGCTCGTGGTAAAAATGGTACAACCGTAAACGTGAAACTCCCGACCCAGCTGCCCGATGGATTCGAGTTTGCTGACGAAAAGGCTCGCACGGAGTTTATGACCGCGATGGCCGAGCAAGGTAAACGCTCCGACGAGTGGCTAAACGCGCTAGACGCTAGAGATAAACAGATGGAAGCTGATAACCAGCGAATTGCGTTTGCTAAACAGACCATAGCCGAAGTCCAAGCTCTCCAGAAGACCGGCGCGCTCCCAACTCCGAAGGCAAAACCCAATACGCCGGAGTTTAAGGACGACCCAGCTGTCAAAATCCTTGATGGCGTTGTAGGATTACGCGACCAAAAGCTCGCGGCCGGATACAATATCTCTATAGAAGACGCTGCTGCTCTCTACAAAGTACAACATCCGGAGATGTTCGAGAAAAAGAACGCCTATAATGAAAAAGCCGACGCTGAACGTGGCGGAGTCGCGCGTAAAGTAGCAACCGGCAAGAAAACAAGCGGCCGTGGTGCTGACAACTATAATCAAACGCCGGTATATCGTCCGGGGTCTAATATGTCTCTCCAAGACGTAGCAGAAGAAGCTATGCGACGCGAGGGAATCATTGAATAAGGAGAAAAAATGAGTGATAAGAAAACAACCAAACCGGCCGTAAAAGCCACAGAAACGCCCGTAGAGGCCGTCAAAGAGCCGGAGACGATAATTGAACCGTCCAAAGAACCAGGACCCGTTGTAGAGCCTGTAATTGCGCCAAAACCAGTAAAACCAGTCGAGCCACAAATTAGCGACGCAGAAAAACAGAAGATGACCGCCGAGATTTTAAGCTCCGCTGGTGTCGGAGCCGTTGCTGGCGGTGTAGAGTTCGGCAACTCCCGCAAATCTGTCAAAGAGATGATTATGGATTACTTCCGACCAACTGACCTAGTAAAAATCCACAATCCCTTTAGCTGGCATACTGGATGGGCATATTCTCATCCGGACGAAGAAGTCGTCGAAACTGACGGCTCCGCTACCCGTCGCGTTTATCCAGGCGCTCCAAAAACTCGTCTTTTGGCCGCTGGACAATCCGTTGTAATCCCAGGATGGGAAGCTTACATCGGTCTCGACAGGTTTTTCAAACAATGGTGCCAGAGTGAAGAACAAGGCAAGCTCACTGTCGCTATGAACAGCCCCGTTTACTTCCAAAAGTTTATGTCAATGGTGTTTGATGGAGTCTATGACCCGAACGCTGGACAAGATACTACCATCACAATAGACGCCAAAACCGCGCTTGAACACGACCTGGGTCTCATCTAATGGCAAAATCGTCGCTTGATAATCTGATAGGCGAAAAAGAGGAGCTACGCAACTTGCGGCAGCTCCTCAAAACTACCAAAAAACAGATAGACGACGCGACAGAGACCGGAAATCAGAGTCTCCTAGAGTTACAACTCGAATATGACGAACTGGCCGCGAAAAAGCGCGACTTGCTACGAGAAATCGAGCAACTAGAACGCAAGCGTGACGAATTAAAAGGCAAAACCGACGCTGCGGAGACGCTATACGGCAAGTATCTAACAGAGATAAAAAACGGTATGTCCGGCTCTGTGGTATAATGTAATTATAACGAAAGGAAAATATGAACGAAAATATAAAAGACAATTTTCCAGAAGGCAAGCCAGCTCACGGAGCTGATAACGGCCAAGAGATAAAGGAGGTAGAAAATGCTTAAAGGTCTCGACCTCTCTATGTGGCAATCCGTCGGAACTGGCGATGGAGACTACGACTTTATTATCTGTAAAGCTACTGAAGGCGTAGGATATACTGACCCAAGCTGCGACGCTCACTATCAAAGAGCGAAAGCGCAAGGCAAGCTCCTCGGCGTTTATCACTTCGCGCGACCCGGCTATAACGACCCTATCGCCGAAGCTGACTGGTTTGTCCACGAAATACAAGGCTACATCGGAGAAGCTATCCTTATCCTTGACTGGGAAGTCGAAGCAACGTGGAATGTCGGATGGGCTAAACAATGGCTCGACCGTGTTTATGAGCTTACCGGTGTAAAGCCAATGATTTATATGTCTGGCTCTGTCGTCAACGCTAACGACTGGTCTTCCGTCGTAGCTGCTGACTATGGTCTCTGGATTGCTTACTGGCCGAATGAATACCAGTATGGCGACGGATGGCCGACAGACCCATCTCAAATGACTTACGGAATCGGCGCGTGGCCGTTCTGGGCTATCTGGCAGTTCTCGTCTCGCAACGGCACTCTCGATTGCGACGTGGCGCAGATGGACCGCGAAGGCTGGATGAAATATGCTGCGAAAAACGGTCAACCGGCACCGGCTCCTTCTCCAGCACCCGCACCAGCTCCCGCTCCGTCGGGCTATGTAGAATATACCGTTGTAAAAGGTGACACTCTCTCTGGGATTGCGGCTCGATATGGCACGACCTACCAAAAAATCGCTGCTGACAACGGAATCGCCAACCCGAACCTCATCTTCCCCGGCCAAGTTCTCAAAATCTATACTGACGGCTCTGCTCCTGCTCCATCTGGAGAAGAATACTACACTGTCGTAAAGGGAGACAACTTGAGTTCTATCGCTGCGCGCTATGGTACAACGTGGCAGTGGCTCGCGCAAGTAAACAATATCCCGAATCCTAACCTCATTTATCCGGGCCAAGTATTAAGGGTAAAATAAGGAGAAACTATGCAACTTCCTCAAAAAGTTTATGAAGTCATCCGCTGGATTGTGGCTATCGTCTTACCGGCGCTCATCGTGCTTATAGACACTGTAGCCCCGTTGTGGTTTAAGGACTTCCCAACAGAAGCCGTCACAACGTCATTAAGTGCGTTTGACTTATTCCTAGGCGCTATCTTCGGCATCGCAAAAATTAGCTACGACAAGGCGCAAGCCATCGAAGCTAAGAAGAAATAACCACCTAGAAAGCAAGGAATCCCCGTAAGGGGATTTTTTGTGGTATAATAAGAACAAGGAGAATTATTAACAATGCTTACTTTTAGTCAAAGAAAGAAAATGGCCCTCGACCTCTGTGGCATTTACGACACGGAGCCGGAAGTAGGGACTATCGTAGCTAACTTAAACCTCGCTGATAAACTATTCCAGAACGCCGCGAGACGACCGTGGACCCGCGTAGAAGTCACGGCGGATGTTGTAGAGAATCAACAGTATTATAAAATCCCAGCTGATATGGTCCGTGTGGCCGAAGTACGCTGCAAACAGGACGACGATAGCGACGTTATATTGCCGCTCGAAGAAGTCGCGTCCGAGATGAACTGGAACCGCCTAAACGCTTTCCCGAACGCGAGTATGTTCCCAACTCATTATTTTATCAAGGGACATAACGAAATCGGTATTTTCCCTATCCCCTCTCGCGATATAGAAGATGGCCTGATTATATCCTATGAACCTAGAATCCGTGATATGGGAGTCGAGGATGTGGCCTTTACCGCTGCAGTCACGAACGGAGAAGTCACAATCACGGCTACAACGAGTGTTTTCAAGGATTCGATGATTAACAACTGGTACGTCTACAATACTGACGGCTACGATGGCAATTATTATAAGATTGCGGAAGTCACAAGCGCAACTGTAGCTAAACTAGAGCTACCCTACCTCGGAGAAACAAACGCGACTGCAAGTCTCAAAATGGGCCAAGCTGCACCATACCCGGAAGAATATCACGAAGCGGCCGTCGACTATGCTGTTTACCGATTCTTTGCTATGCGCAAGGATACTGACACTGCGGCGATGTACCGCTCTCTCTTTGACGAAGCATTAGAACAGTACAAAACAACCTATGGCAATAAAACGGTCTCTGGAGTAGTCAATCCGGGTCTCAAACGCTTGCCAAACGTTAGCGATGTTTTCGCAAACTCAACATTAAGAGAAGGAGCATAAAATGGCAAGTACCAAAAGCGAAGTTAGACTTGTTGGCAACACCGAGTTTTACGGAGGATTATCTACCGATGACAAGATAGGGATAGAGAATAGCTACGCTGATGGTATCTGTCTCGACGTTCGCAAGTCTCCCTCCCAGATGTCCGTGCTACCACAAGCGCGCGAGCTGTCTGATTCCGGCGTGATTACTGGGCTTATTACTGCGATGTGCCAAACAAAAGATGGCACAGTTTGGGCGCTCGATGAAGAAGGGCAACTATATTCTATCAGCCCACAATACGCCGTGACAAAAATACTTACTCCGGCTATGTCTGGCGGCCACGGCCTCGTGTACTCCCAGCAACGCGACGCTCTTGTATTTACCGATGGGGACGCTGCTTTCTATACTTACGGCCCGATTCTCAACCCGCGCAACCAAACTAGGACAGTCACGCGAATTAACGAGCTAGATGACTATTCCGAATATACGGTCAACTCTATCACAAAAAATTATGCCGGAAATTATATCTCTAACCCAGACGTCCCGCGCAACGACGCTGGAACCTACGGCAACGTCACGGAGAATAACCCTGTATACTATGATTTTAGCTGTCCGACGACCATATCAGAAACAGAAAACGACAAAGCTCTCTTTCTCCCTGGTCTCTCCCCGATTGTCAAAATAGGTGTTTACATTAAAACCAAACCTGGCTCTGGGAGCATAAAATTAGTCATTCACGATGTCAACGACAATGTGGCAGCAGAATCTAGCTCTATTAACGTTTCCAGTATAACCGCTGGAGGTTATACCGAGTTTACTGTCCTAGTAAACCCCAATTCCCCGGCAGTAGAAGGCCCAGGCAATATGTTCGAGGACACTCCGTGGACAGGCGCGACTCTCGAAGCTGGCGGAGAATATCATATACACGTTTTAGCGTCTGCTGCCGGATTTGAATTACAAACAGTCACGACAGATTCTAATAACAACCCTTCTCTCTATTATGGTATGAGGTACACGGCAAAAGCAAAGGCTGTAAACTGGGTATTCAACCACAAACATCCAATGGCTATTAGCGACAAAATCCTTATCGGGAACGGGCGTTATGTGGCCGAGCTAGGAGCTTCTCCTATCGACTATGTTGACGATACGATGTATTTCCCCAACCGGTTGCGTCTTGACGATGGCTATGAGGTATGCTCTATCGCGTCGACAGACGAATATATAGTTATCGGAGCGGAGAAGTTTAGCACGGATAGCTCGCGAGGATTCCAGAATGGGATTATCTATTTCTGGGACGGCCAATCCGACAACCCGAACTTTTATATCGAGTGTCCTATGGGTTCCCCTCACGCGATGTTTAACTACCAGAATATCCTCTATATTATCATCAACGGCGCGCTCTACGCTTACACCGGCGGCAAGGAGCTTATCAAGGTCCGAACAATGCGCGGCACTGATACCGAATACACCGGAGAGAATACCATCCACGATGTATACCCGAATATGATGGCCGTCCGGCGCGAAATTATGATGGTGGGATTCCCGTCGTGGACAACCTCACAAAAAACGCGCTTTGGTATACACGGATGGGGTGCAATCGACAAGAACTTCCCGAACTGTTTTACTTACAATTACGCTGTACCTAGCACAACTCAAGGCCAATATAATACTGACGACCAATTTTTGAGAATCGGTTGCGTATACAATTTTGGCGACACTCTATTCTACGGGTACGAAGTCACGACCACAACTCATCCGGAAGGAGCGCCACCGGTCACAACTGTAGACCCAAGTCTGGCCGTCGTAGACAACCTATGCGGAGCGGCCACGAGCTTTTACTGGCAATCGCTAGTATACGACGCTGGCTCCCCAATCCTCGAAAAGTCCGCGCTACGAATCGGCCTGTATTTTAACGCGCTCCCAACCGGCTGCACTCTTACTCCAATTTACAGAATCGACGACGGAGCTGTCGACTTTGACGGCGTACAATCTATTATGATAGGCGGCAAAAAGTGGTACAAGGGAACCAAGACGGCCACGGCCGGTATGAAAGAGGTCACTTGCGAAGTCGGCGGAATCGGCACAAAACGTATACACGAGTTCCAATGCGGTTTTATCGGCACGACAACTAACGGAATGACTCCTCCGGTTATTAAGCAGGTCGTAGCAGAAGTCAAGCTCAACAATAAAGAGGCGAAGATATAATGGCAGATGGTTTTAACTCCGGCAACTATGGCTATAACGACAAAGTAGCGGATGTTATACGGCCGCTAGGCCAAGGCACCGTTAGAAAGCCTCTCACGGGCTTTAGAACGGTCGATAACGTGGATGTGACATCCAACGCGGAAGTTTATGGCTTCGACGCCGGACGGGTGCGCACGGGCAATTTACGCGGCAATCAGCAGGTCCGCGGCCAAATCCAGATAGTCGACTCCAATGGCCGAAAAGTAATGATTATGGGATATGGCAAGGGCAAGTTCTAGGAGGGAAGATGGGACTCTCGAAGGCAGGATACCCCGTAAACGAGTTTAAGCAGGTAGGGCGTGGCGATTATGGCGTGCGCGTAGCTCGGAAGGGCTTTGACGCGACAACCGGCACGGATTCCAACTTGCTTTTTAACTCCAACTGGCCTATTATCCAGTTTGTAAAGGTTATATCTGAAGAAAACAAGCGGCTCTACAAGGACGAGACGCAGGACGTACCAGCCGGATATATATACCAGCGTACCGAAACGGACAAGTATTGTGCAGTAGACGAGCAGTATTTATATCTTCCCGCGGATATTGCGTATTATTTTGACCCGAATACATATACGCAGCACCTCTATAAGAAGCAATATCGAATATATCACGGGATGGGTTATGTACCGCTTTTCTATCGTTCCGAATATGTCTCTGACGTGGCCGGATACTACCTAATTACGAATATAGACATCCGCAAGGACGTAGATTATCCATATAACGCTAAACCTTCCTCTTATGACGGGATGGCAAAAGATTATGGTGTAAAATCGACCTCCAGAACGCGCTCTCAAATGCCGCGCTATGGGGTCCGCGGCTGCGGATTCAACACTAACATCCAATCAAAAC